CAGACAACCCTATCCGTAGATTTATTATCGGTCCCCAGATTTACGCTATTATCCGTTCAGCGTTGATGGATCCGGAATTGGATGAGTTGCCAACAGACTTCTTGAAAGGTCTGGACTTCCGTATTGCCAAGACATCTAAAGGTGGCTTCGCTGACTACTCTACTTCAAAGTGGAGCCGTCGTGAGCGTTCATTGACAGATGTTGAATCAGCGGCAGTAGAAGCACATGGTCTTTTTGATCTCAGCGGATTCTTGCCAAAGAAACCCACTGATGTAGAACTCAAAGTCATGAAAGAAATGTTTGAAGCTTCCGTAGATGGCGAAGCCTATGACATGGAACGTTGGGGTCAATATTTCAAACCAGCAGGTATGAGTCAAGCCACTGGTGATCCTAATAGACCAGCAGCCGCTGCTGCCTCTGTGCCAGACGCTGACGACGAACCAGCTCCTGTAGCCAAAGCCGCTCCAGCAGCCGCTCCAGCAGCTTCGACAGAATCTGCCAGTCGTGCGCAAGACATCCTTGCCATGATTCGCAATCGTCAGAAGTAAAAAGCTAGATAAGAGTACGGGCTTACGCTCGTACTCTCTTTCATTTCAGGAGAATAATAATGGCAAGAACACAAAAAATTAATGAGAACTTCTCTTTGAGTTTTAACAGTAGGGAAGATCAAACAGGTGACACTGTTGCTGATGTCGATATTAGATTTGACAACCCCAAGGATGATTCTGTTATAATTAATAGACTGAATACTTGGCTTAAAGCAATTGGTCGTGAAGACATTGTTGTAGGCCCAAAAAAATTACCAAAGGGTGAACTATAATGGCAAAAGCATTTGATATTAGTAAATTTAGAAAGTCAATTACTAAATCCATTGATGGATTAAGTATCGGCTTTAACGACCCGACCGATTGGGTTAGCACAAACAACTACGCATTAAACTATCTTATCAGCGGTGACTTCAAACGAGGTATTCCACTAGGCAAGGTAACTGTGTTTGCTGGTGAAAGTGGTGCAGGTAAATCATTTATCTGTTCAGGCAACCTAGTCAAGAATGCACAAGCACAAGGCATCTTTCCAATCTTAATTGATACAGAAAACGCACTTGATGAAAAGTGGTTACACGCACTTGACGTCGACACAAGCCCAGACAAGTTGTTGAAACTTAACATGGCCATGATTGACGATGTGGCAAAAACTATTACAGAATTTGTGGCAGAATATAAAACAATGCCTGAAGACGAGCGTCCTAAAGTATTGTTCATTATCGACAGTCTTGGAATGTTACTGACTCCCACTGATGTTAACCAGTTTCAAGCCGGGGATCTTAAAGGTGACATGGGCCGTAAACCTAAAGCACTTACAGCACTTGTTCGTAATTGTGTGAACATGTTCGGTAGTCTAGGCATTGGCCTAGTTGCAACCAATCACACATACGCAAGTCAAGATATGTTTGATCCAGATGATAAAATTTCAGGTGGTCAAGGCTTTATCTACGCAAGCTCGATCGTTGTTGCTATGCGTAAGTTGAAGTTGAAACTTGATGCAGATGGCAATAAGACCACAACTGTGCAAGGTATCCGTGCAGCTTGCAAGATTATGAAAACTCGTTACGCCAAGCCGTTCGAAAGTGTACAGGTTGAAATTCCTTATGAAACAGGTATGAGTCCATATAGTGGATTAGTCGACTTGTTCGAAGCCAAAGGCATGCTCAAGAAAGAAGGTAACAGCCTTGTATACACTACCAAAGACGGTGAGATCATCAAACAGTTCCGTAAGGCTTGGGAACGCAATGAGAAAGACGGCCTAGACATTGCCATGGAAGACATTTCAAAACATGGCGAAATTTCCGCTTCAGAGATAACTACTATTGTTGAACCTGAAACGGAGATTACTGAATGAAAGAAGATTTGATTGCCGACTTATGGCATGTGGTAATTGGGCATATACCTGAAAAACAAAGGCCAGATGTGGCCACTGATTTCGTAAACACACTGTTGGACTACGGTATCAAAGAAAGTGTATTGGACAGCCTGCAAGGAGTAGATCCCTTTCTTGACGAAGCTATCACATATGCTATCGACGGTGAAGAGATTGAAGACGATGCCGACAGCTACGACGAAGAGGAATAAATGAATTGGTACGACAAGGTTAGTAAAGATATAAGCAACATTCCAGATGCTGCGGCCTATTATGAAGCTGAGTTAATCGAAGCAAAACAAGATGTCCGCATAGCGGGTAACATCGAGAAGGCAAGTTCGCAAATGCCCGGCATCGTGGAAGAACGCTTTAATCAACTTCAAGAAATTGAAGGTATCCTTGAGTACTTAAACATTGAACTTCGTAGACTTCGCAGTCAACATTTTCGCAAGTATTTAGAAAACTATCAACGAGCTTTATCTTCTAGGGACTGTGAAAAGTTCGTAGAAGGTGAAGCTGACGTTGTAGACTTTGAAAAAATCATCAACGATTTTGCCCTACTACGTAACAAGTGGTTGGGTATTATCAAAGCACTGGATCAAAAACAGTGGCATTTAAGTAACATTGTTAAACTACGAGTATCCGGGTTAGAAGACGCCAGTCTTTAAATACCGAATAATATACGCAGATAAATATCTGCATGAAACGCATTGTACTAATCACAGGGGGATTTGATCCTCTTCACTCCGGGCATATTGCCTATATCAAAGCAGCCAGAGAACTCGGCGATTCGTTAATCGTCGGTGTAAATTCTGACGAATGGCTACGTCGAAAGAAAGGGCAGGAATTCATGCCTTGGGAAGAACGTGCAACTATTGTCGCTGCGCTACACAATGTTGACAGAGTTATTAACTTTGACGACATCGATAATAGTGCCAAAGATGCTATTAGAAAAGTTAGAGCAATATATCCAAGTGCTCAAATAATCTTTGCCAACGGAGGAGATCGAACAAAAGAAAATATTCCAGAGATGGATCTACTTGAAGAAATGCTTCACCTAGATTTTGTGTTCGGGGTCGGAGGAGAAGATAAAAAGAATTCTAGTTCATGGATATTACAAGAGTGGAAAGCACCTAAGACAGAACGTCAATGGGGATATTATCGTGTGCTACACGAAGTATCGGGAATGAAAGTAAAAGAGCTTACAGTCAATCCTGGCAAAAGTTTAAGTATGCAGCGGCATAATCTTCGAGCCGAATATTGGATAGTAAGTGACGGCGAAGCTGTTGTTAATAGACAGATGGAAAGTGGATATTCTTTACCTTCTGTTACCTTACGTAAGCACATAGAATATCAGGTTCCGATTAGAGAGTGGCATCAATTAACTAACCCATACGCAGTTCCAGTTAAGGTAGTTGAAATACAATACGGCGAACAATGCATCGAAGAGGATATAGAAAGAAAATGATTCCAATTTTTATCGGATACGATCCCAGAGAATCCATAGCATATCATGTGTGTACGAACAGTATTATTAGACACTCTAGTCATCCAGTAAGTATCAATCCACTGGCATTGAATATATTAAAAGACTACGAAGAAAAACACACCGACGGTAGTAATCATTTTATTTACAGTCGATTTCTTGTGCCACACTTAATGCAATATAACGGTTGGGCAATATTCATGGACGGCGACATGCTGTTGCGTGACGACATTGAAAAGCTGTGGGCATTGCGAGACGAGTCAAAAGCAGTGATGGTTGTTAAACATGACTACAAAACTAAAATGACTGAAAAATATCTTGGTTCTAAAAACGAAGACTACCCTTGTAAAAATTGGTCAAGCGTGATTCTTTGGAACTGTGGACATCCTGCTAATGCCGTGGTTACTCCAGAGTTTATACAAAATGCCACAGGGGCACAGGTACATCGATTTACCTGGTTAGATGACGAGCTGGTCGGTGAATTACCAGCAGAGTGGAATTGGTTAGATATTGAATACGAGTGGAACCCCACAGCAAAATTAGTTCACTATACACTAGGAACACCTTGCTTCCATGAATTTTCAGACCAAGGAGATTTTGCAAACGAATGGCATAGAGAAAGACTCTATGTTGATTACTGTTTACAGCGCGGCCTATGATATTTCTCAGCAAGAACGGCGAAGATCCGTATATTAACATGTTTGCACAAGGCTGTAAGACTAAATTTACAGCAACTGATGATTTTCAATACAGTAGCAGCCAAGATCCTATTGTGCTGAGAGGCATTCTTAAAAAGAAAATAATTCATAAGTGTTGGGAAGATCACCGAGATTTTTATTATATGGATACAGGGTATTTCGGTAATGAGATAACAGATTCTAATCCTAACGGATGGAAGTACTGGCATCGCATAGTAAAAAATGATCTACAGCATAACACTGTGATAAAGCGACCTGATGACAGATTTCGTCATTTTAATAAAAAAATACACGAATGGAAGACGCCTGGTAGAAAAATATTGATTGCTAAACCTGACGACAAACCCATGAGATTTTATGACTACGATATGCAGACATGGCTGGATCATGTAGTGTCAACTATTAAACAGCATACCGATCGTCCGATAGAAATTCGTGATCGTGCAGCTAAAAGATCGGATCGAATGGTTACCAATACACTTCAAGAGGCACTAGATGACGATGTGTTTGCTCTAGTGACTTTCAACAGTGTAGCAGCCACAGAAGCTGTGTTTTACGGCGTTCCTGTTTTTACGTTGGCGCCTTCAAACGCAGCAGCTCCAATGGGACTACAAGACCTCAGTTTGATAGAAACTCCTCGGTACCCGGACATGGATGAGAGATATGAATGGGCCTGCCATTTGGCCTACGGTCAGTTTCACAACAGTGAGTTATCTTCCGGACGTGCATTAGAATTATTACAACAGAATTTTTAAAATATGAAATCACTCGTAAGCGACAAAGAGATAGCAGATTTTTTAGTGACACTGATTACTAAAAGTTTCAGTGACGCCGATATAGAAACTGCGTTATCTCTAGAATATGATGAGCACGAATTAGGTAATGAAATTTTAAATGTTATTGAAAAAAGAGATTCTGGAAAACTACACAAGTTCAAAGATAAGATAAAAGGAAAACTGCACTCAGCAGTGGGCAACGATCTACGAGCACATGTTAATAAACTTCAAAATTTTTTAGACGGTACTCGCAAGAGAAAAGAATATGTTATTAGAAATAATGTTTCAGCAATTATAGAAACCTTAGGTGCTGACAATATTCTGCAATTATACAAAGACAGCAATGAACAAGGATTTGTTAAATCAACAGCATTGCACATTGACTCGAACACAGAGTTAGTGAGACGATCAACATATCAAAATTCTTCAGACGATTGTGTTTTAAGAAATACCACAGGTAATGAAAATTTCTTAGTTGACAAGATAGATAACGCTCATCCATTTTGGTTTATCGATTCCGGATATACAAATTTTCTAGAAGGCAAACATAAAAAATGGCATAGACTAACCAGAAATCATATTCACCAATTACCAACATTTCAACCATCGGTTGATCGGTTATCTATGTTCAAAGAATTTCCAAAGCAGTGGCGTACTTCAGGAGATTCCATATTAATAATCGAGCCGGGAGAATTTTCTGCAGCCATCTTTCATATAGATATACCAAAATGGAAAAACGCCGTTGAGGCAGAATTGAGAAAACACACAGATAAACCAATTAAATTTAGACCAAAAATAGATAAAAAGAATAGAAGATCGTTATATCAAGAATTGCTAAATGAAGATTACTATTGTGTTGTAAATATCAATTCAAATGCTGCTACAGAAGCAGTATGGGCTGGCGTACCTATAATTACTCTTGATAAACATATTACCAATTCAATTAGTCGATCAAAGATTTCGGAAATAAATGATCTTGCAAGACCTCATCTTGCCAACTGGTTGTGCATGCTTAGTTACAGCCAATTTACCTATGATGAATTAATAGACGGTACTGCATCAACAATAATAAAAAAATATCATGTCTAAATATACTGCTGTTGCATACTTTAGCGGAATTCCCCCTAATAATACTAATCAAGAAAAACCGTTAATTTTAACTAATTTCTGTCAAGGTGTTACGGCATCGGGCGACACTGGAATTCTACACAAGGGCATGGATGCAATTCCCTGCGATGTAGCATTAATTCAGGGATTTGTACACGAGCACGGCAAAGATGCGCCTCATCTTAGATTAAGAAGAGCAGCCATAGATCTACAAAAAACAAATAACAAACGATCGTTAATTGTTGACAGCAGCTTGTTCCTTTACACTAATAAAGCAAATCCCTTACATTATCTTAGATATAGTTTTGATGGAGTATTTCCAACAACAGGTTTTTATTTCGATACTGAGATTGATCCTAGCCGCTGGCAAAAAATCAGTAATAATTTAAATTTAAGTTTAAAAGACTATCGATCTCAAGGTAACCATATATTGATTTGTCTACAACGCAACGGTGGTTGGAGTATGGCAGGTCTTGATGTTCAAGATTGGGCTATACAGGTTGTTAACACATTGAGACAACACACAGACCGTCCGATTGTTATTCGAGCTCACCCCGGCGATAAAGCAGCACGTGATTATCTCGATCCTAGAAGCCCTAAATGTAAAATAAAATTTTCTAAAGCAGTTAGGCTCAGTACTAATGTAGACTTAGTAGATGATCTTAAAAATTGTTGGGCAGCAGTTAATTATAATTCTAGTCCTGTTGTAGGGGCGGCAATAGAGGGTGTTCCTATCTTTGTTATGGATCCATTCAATAGTCAATGTGCGGAAATTGCCAACACTGATCTAGCAAAAATCGAAACACCAAACATGCCGGATAGACAATCATGGGTTGAAAGAATCAGTATGTTTCACTGGAATTTTCAAGAACTGGTTAATGGAGAGTGCTGGCAGCACATACGTAAGTTTATTAAATAACTTAATGTACAAATTTCAAATAACACACCAAGACTTTGTTGAAAATACATGGTTTCAAAATTGGCAAAACACAAAGGTTGTCGATACCTGGGAACATGTGTCATCAGACATTCCGGTAATCACAGCGTCAAATTTATTACGATATGAGGTAAGACACTGGCTTAAAAATTCTCAACCTGCAATCTATATAGGACGCGGGTATCTCGGTAACCATATAGGCAAAGGTCGATGGTGGTGGCGGTACAGTGTGAACAGCTGGGCTAACACAGAATTAATGCCGATACCGTATTCTAGATGGGGATTAACTGAACTTCCTAGGCATCCTTGGAAGGTTAAAGCGATAAAAAATATTCTGTTAGCTCCCAGTAAAATGACAAGTAAGGTGTGGGAGTCTAGTCAAGACGGAAATTGGACTGACCAACTGATGGATCAATTTCCAGGAGCAACAGTTAGGATTAGACCAAAAGCAAGAAAATCTAAATTACGATGGTCAACGCTTTGGGACGACCTAGATTGGGCAGATCTTGTTATTGCTCAATCATCTGCAATAACCTGCGAAGCATTTTGGTATGGAAAAAAAGTAATAAGTCTAGAACCATGCCCGACATGGGCAGCTGGAAGAACGTTATTAGATAACTGGCAAGATCCCACAGAACCAGCAGGAAGAGATCAGTGGCACGAACATCTAGCATGGAGTCAATTTTCTAGAACCGAATGGGAAACTGGAGAAGCCCTAAATCTTATAGAAAAATACTTAGGGCCCGTTGTTGATTATCGATCGGAGTATGCATACAATTTTATATAAGAGTATTTACTCGTCGAACATCGTTACTTGTATTAGCAAAATATTTGAGATTGTTATTTTCTGATCTTATCATAATTATTAACAAAATACTCAATTGTTTCCTCTAAACCTTTTTCAAAATTAGTAAATTTATAATTCTTAATTACTGATTTAAGTTTTGTTGTATCTGTAGGTTTTCTAAATTGACCTTCTGGTTTTTCTGTGTTCCAAAAAACTTTACCTTTAAAATCAAGGATAGATGTTATCATATCTACTGCACCCTTAATGGAAACTTCTTCTGATGTGGAAATAATTACGGGTGTGGTGTCTTGATATTTGTCTAACAAAATTTCACATATGTTTGCCACGTCTCTTGAAAATACAAATTCTCTTAACGGTGCACCAGATCCCCATACTTCAAAATCTTCGCCGTTGCGTTTAGCATTATAGCATCGATGGATTAATGAAGGCAATACATGACCGTTTTCTAAATGATAATTATCGTTAGGCCCATACACGTTAGTCGGGATAACTGTAAAATACTTTGTTCCGTATTGTTGATTGCATGTTTGGATTTGAATGTCCAGCATCCTCTTTGCATGAGCATACCCGTAATTAGACGGATGTGGTGGCCCGTAATGCATTTTTTCCTCAGTTAACGGATAATCGATATCTGCTGGAAATACGCAAGTTGATGTAAATCCTATAAGTTTTTTAATATTTCTTTTTCTAGCAACTTCGATTATATTAGTGTTCATCCTAATATTTTCTAAAAAGAAATCATAAACATAATTTGTGTTGGCTAATACCCCGCCAACTCTCGCCGCCGTGTGAATAACGTTATCAAAATTTTCTTTTTCAAAAAGCTCTTCAATTTCTGCAACATTTAAGATATTACAATCTTTACTTGACATTTTATAATTAGAACTAAATTCTCTTCCGATAAGGCCAGAGCCTCCTGTTATTAAAGTTTTCATATTTTGTATTCCTTTTTCCAAAATTCTATCATTTCATCTAACATTGTTTCAAACGTGTAATGAGTATTCCACTGTAATTCGGATCTTAGCTTAGAGCTATCACCTTTTAATCTTGATAATTCTTCAGGTCTTTGATATTTTTTGTCAGTGGTAACATATTCATCGGGATCTAACTCTAATTTTTTAAAAACATAATTAACAAGTTCCCTAACAGAATGTGTTTCACCAGTGGCACACACATAATCACCAGAAGTTTCTTGTTGCAACATTAACCACATCGCATTGACATAATCTTTTGCATGTCCCCAATCTCTGTATGCATCTAGGTTTCCTAAAGTTAATTTACTAGATAAATTTGCTTTAATCTTTACAGCTTCTTTAACAACCTTGTTTGTTACGAAGTTAGTTCCTCTTCTCGGGGATTCATGATTGAACAATATACCATTACTAATAAACATATTGTAAGAATTTCTATAATTCCTACATATATTATATGCAAAAACTTTAGCGCACCCATACGGTGATACTGGATTCATCGGTGTCGTTTCTCGTTGAAACCCATCACTGTCAACAGTATTTCCAAACATTTCAGACGAAGATGCCTGATAGACTTTGGTGTCTGGTTTCATTGTTTTTACAGTTTCTAACAAATTAAGTGTGCCAATTCCTACAACATTTGACGTATAAATTGGCTGATCAAAAGATATCCTAACATGTGACTGTGCCGCAAGATTATAAATTTCATCTGGTTGAACATCATTGATCACCCTCATTAGAGATGCTAAGTCAGTCATATCTCCATATTCTAAATGAATATCGTTTCTAATATGATTAACCCGGTCTGTTTGATTTTCTGACACTGAGTTTCTTTTTACAATACCATGTACTTCATAGTTTTTTTGTAATAGCAGTTCGGCTAGATATGATCCGTCTTGTCCGTTGATACCTGTTATTATTGCTTTTTTCATTAAAATTTCTCCGAAAGTTTTTTTATACCATCTTCTAGACTGGTTGACGGTTTCCAAAAATTTAGTATTTTGTTATTTGGCTCTATTTTTGAATTATATTGAACATTGTCTGTTCCTGTACCGATCTCAATTTCTGTATCTCGAAATTGGTCTTTAACAATTTTAGCTATTTTAAGTACTGAAGTCCATTCAAAACTACTAAGATGGTAGCTATCTTTTTTGTCTAACGTATGGTACTCTAAGCTCATTTTATAAAGACATTCGCAACAATCTTCGGCATACAGAAATTGCCTTTCCTCATTTCCGTCAGTTAACATCTTTATTGTTTTGTTATATTTTGCCTGTTTGATAAAATCTGTAATGACATGTGTTTTTTCTGAGTTCATTTCGTATCCGTAGACATTCCAAAGCCTAACACTAAGACCGTTTAACGACAATGTTATTTTTTCACCCAATGCTTTTGTTAACCCATACCCGGAGGCTGAGATTTGAGACATTTGAGTCGATGTAAAAATAAATGGTTTTTTGTATTTTTCTATCATATCAAAAACATTTGTCATTATTTTTAGATTGTTTTGAAGAAATTCAAAGGTATTTTGTAATTTAAAAAGATATTTAGAACCGCCAACATCCCAGGCTAGAAAAAATATAAAATCGCTTTCTTTAACACATTTTTCTAAATATGCGTTATTAGCAATTCGTAAGTCTTCTGATGGCCCGTTATCAATATCAAACAACATCACTGATTCGTTTTTATTTTGAAGATACTCGACTAACGAATTTCCAATCTGCCCGCTTGACCCTAGTATTAAATATTTCATTTTTTACCTTAATATTTGCTAGAATATTTTTTTCTAAGTATTGTTAGCCCATTGTTTACCGGAATAGTTGAAAACTCCCAAAAATTAGGATTTAATTCTGCCACAGCTCTATAAGGCCCGCCATTCGCCCACTGCGGCGAACAATGAGTTAAATCAACGTGATAGTATGGGCACGTATTTCCATACATTAAATCGTGTAATAATATAATACTTCCAGGATTTACTATTTGATCGATATACTCTAACTCTTTTTTAACGTGTTCATAGGAATGCCAGTCATCTACGTAAATTAAATCATATTTTTGTTTTTCTTCTACTTTCAGTTTTAAAAAATCTAAAGAGTGTAGTTGATTAAAATTCCAAAGATTTTCAAACTCTTTGGGACACTTAAAGGTTGTATTTTCGATATCGACCGATTCTAATCTGCCTCCGTTGTAATCTGCGGCAGCAAGAAGCGGAAGAGTAGTAGCACCATTTCGAACTCCTAATTCTAAAATATTTTTTGCACCAATTGAAACAGCTATTGAAAATATAGTTAATAGATGTTTATCACTATCTCCGGTACCGTGTAATACTGTTTCTAAAACATTATCGAGAAGAGTTGTTTTCATTTTAATTTTTCCATATCTTTTAAAAAATCATTTTCCATATATTTTATATAACTTTCTTTATCTGGATAATAATTGTTATCAACTATCATACTTATTTGGTCTTTTTCAGTGTTAGGATCTTTACTGTAATGATAATGTCTTATCATTACATCTTCAAATTTATAATAAGTTCCTAGATGGGTTGCCATCTGTCTCCAAAAATTATCTACCCACAGTGATTTAAAACACGGAGGAGAGAACCATCCTAGTGTTTTTATAATGTAAGAATTGACTACAGGAATAGATATAAATTTTCTTTTATCTATACCGTCTTTCGCATGAACTATTCCTGTTTTACCTAAATTATTTAACTTAGTAATAAATTTAGATTCGTACCCTGCAGTTTCAAACACAATGTCGTCCTCCATAAATCCTATATATTGATAGTGATCAACATATTTTAATGCCATAGAATTAATCAAATGTAAAAAAGATCCAAACACAGGTTTGTTAATTTCCCATATTATTTCGGGATATTTTTTAATTAATTCGCTGTAAAATGTATCATCATCATCTAAAGCTACTACTAAGTCCGATAATCCCTCAGTGGTATGCTTCCATGAGTTAATTAATCTTTCCAATCTATCTGGCCGATTTCTCGAAGGGCATATCCACAATATTTTATTTTTCATTTTTGAACATTCCAGAAATTAGTTCTAGTTAAACTTTTTTTGCCGTCTTTTTTAATCATTGCAATTCCCATAATGTAATTATGTATCTGTATCGACACATGGTGTTGATTTATTGCATTGTCTGCTGGCAAATATGTATTTTTATAAATCTCTAATAATTTTTTAGCAGCATGGGGCTTAATAGCGTACCCGCAACACCCTGGCATTGAACTTTGAGTATATTCAACTGCTTCTGCCTCACCGGCCGGGGAATCTAGGTATTTCATATATCGTTGACTTTTTTTAGGGTGTCCTAATGCTACTATTAATATATCCTGCCAATCCACTATCTTAAATGGTCTTGTCAATCTAATATCATCTTCCCAAATAATAATCGATTCATCTAATTCTATACATTTTTTCCAAAGATTATAATGGCTATAAAAACATCCCTGAACTCCCGGTGCAGCAATTTTTCCGACAGGGTCTGATGGAACATTTTTTAACGGATCTGCACTTGGCCCTTTTATTCCCCACGGGTGGACTTTTCTTCCTTCGTCCTTCATCATTTTTGTGGCATCATTCCCATAGGTGCCTTCAAATAATTCTACTTCCTCGCCGAACTCAACTAATTGATTTTTTAACTTAGTAGCCGTATCAAGTGATGCTTGAATCTTCGATAAACAAATAATAAAATTTTTCATTGCCAATACGCTTCTGTTCTTTGAACTTTTAGATCTTCAGATTTACTGCGACCTAATTTCTTTCTACCACCTTTGAGATGATCTAACCATGCGCCCCATTGACTATTAATTAATGGGTGTCCTTCGCCTGACGTCATTCCCGGTGCTGGACGTAGATCATGCAAGTGTGCTGCCCAATCAAGTTGTCGCATCTGCGGAAATTTTACTCGTACCGCATCGAACACAAAACTGTCATGCCACTCAGCTAACTGAAAAATTCCTTGCTCTGCTTGATCATAGAATCTTTGGAATTCTTTTAAGAATGCCTGTACATTAGGACTACGTAGATTCATAGCATACAGACCGCATTCTGAATATTTGCCTTTTCTACCAAGATAGCACAGCTCAGAATCTGCAGGAATCATTCTATAAAGATCTTTCATAGTAATAGGACTGTGACAAATAGTATCTGCATCCATCCACACTAAAATATCTGCATCTGTTTCTTTGGCACAATCAAATATTGCATAAACCTTATGTGCAAACCTAACAGCATGCCATTTAAACCCCTTGCCTGAATCTTTTCTTAGAGATCTCACCGGATCGGCTGAAACATCGCCGTTGGCTTTAGGAACATCTTTCCAGGTATTTTTAAAAGTCATCAATTCCGGAATCTCTTCTAGTCGTTTTAGAGTAACATGGCTGTGGTCACGAATGGCAGGATTGCACAGTTCTGGATAGATGTGTAAAATTACTTCATGAGGCCAGTTTGCACAGAATGTATCAATCATACGTTGTGCATATTTTTGTAAACCTTCTTCGTGGAAGGTAGTAACAACTGCTATTTTCATCTATAATGTTCCCATACGTGAAATATTCCCTGAAGACTGGTACAGGCCCATCCAGAGTCGTATAAAATTTTTACTTTTTCATTTTCTACACGATCGCCGCCTTCCACAAACAGTTTTGCATTGTGTTTACGCCATATAACTTCTACTTTATCAAGATGATCCAACTGATCAATGTCAACAAAGATCGATGACATATCCTGCAAGTGATCCAATTTAACAAAGTTTTCTTTATACACGAGATTTTTTGCCTTAATATCCGGCGGCACTTCGCTGACCACAAATACTGTGTCATAAATTGCCAAGACTTGGTCTAAAATACCAAAAGCCGAACCTAACACCAGAGCATGCGTGTTGTTACGTGACAGTTTCATCAGTCTTTTTTGAAATTTATTCATAATCCATAAATACACAACAGTATTAACTACGTAGATTATTTATTAAAATTATGCGCTTCAGATTATATCGCGAATATGGTGCTTTGAACAGTCCGCCGGTGTTTGACGCCCTAGAACACGGCCTAAAACAAATGGGTCATGAGATTGTCAATGACCAAGAAGATGTGGCTGTGATTTGGTCTGTGCTTTGGGCTGGCCGAATGAGATCAAATAAAATGATCTATGACCGATGCCAACAGCAAGGCAAACCTGTAATGATTATAGAAGTCGGAAATCTCAAACGTGGGGAGACTTGGAGATTAAGTCTTAATCATATCAATAATCTTGGTAGTTTCGGTAATGAAAAAAATCTAGATCATTCACGTCCCCAACAGTTAGGCATGAAATTACAGCCGGTTTCGGAAAAACGTCGTGGTGAAATATTAATTGCCTGCCAGCATCAAGAAAGTCTGCAGTGGCAGGGGATGCCTGAGATGAAAAACTGGGTAGCAGACACTATTGAAAAAATAAAACAGAATACTCATAGACGAATACGTGTGAGATATCACCCTCGTTCGGCATTTCCGTTCAAACAGTCTGGTGTAGTAGTAGAACGGCCCGTGCTGGTTCCGGGCAGTTATGACGATTTTGATATTTTTTACAATTATCACTGTGTAATCAATCACAACAGTGGCCCAGCCGTTCAAGCAGCCATAAGCGGTGTGCCTGTGCTCTGTGATCAATCCAGCCTTGCAGCTGATCTTAGTGTTAAATGGTCAGAATTAGACAGTCCGAGTCTGCCTGACAGAACTGAGTGGTTTGTGAAACTTTGCCATACTGAGTGGACTGTGGAAGAAATACGCCAAGGCATACCAATCACAAGATTATTCGGTTGACATCCTGAATTCAAGGCTGTATACTTGAATAATGCTATCATCAGAATTTGCCGAAGACATATTTGTTGAGTTTTACAAACTGGTTGTCCAACAGACGATCTCCATTCAAGGTCAAGATTTCTCGCCCATCTCAAGTTTTCATGAGAAAATTATCAATGGCAATGAGCTTACTAAAAATCAGGCGAATTTCCTCATAAAATTATTGGAAAAATACAAGATCGTATCTGCTCAGGCAGGAATTGATTATAGACCTCAACTACAAGATCTTAAATGGCGCACTGGATTTCGTGTACTTGATCTCAGCAAAAAAATCTACG